AGCACCAGATGGATTTTTGGCTGATGGTCTATTATTAAAATTCTTAGGTTTCTTAGGTTTACCACCTCCACCTCCACCAAGTAAATCGATTAACCCTATAATATCTGTTATAATGCTAAATGGGTTCATCAGGTACTTTAACCCGATCAAACCCTTCATTATATTTCCAATACCACCTAACCTTTCTGCAAATGTCCCATTAGGATCCGTTAAAGAAGAAAATCCTTCTAGAACATTGTTAGTAAATCCCGCTGCCCAACCAAATATTTTTTTGAAAACAAAGTGTGTTTTCCTTAGAAACTCTGATAATTTCTCAGTATTAGCAGGATCTCCTACCCACTCAAGTAATTCCTTTGTAATAGCAAATTTGAGTATGGCAGCAAAAAACTGTCCAATCGGTCTTAAAAATTTCTCTATCCAACTAAGACCACCCTTAGCAACCTTTAAGGATTTTCTAGTTAATTTGGGTTTTCGTTTTGCTGCCTTCTTATTTTCTATTGCTTCTTCTGCCGCCTGATCTAATGCCTTTCTTTCTCTGCGACGGTCTAATTTTGCTCTTAACTTATCATGCTTGACGTGAGCAATTGAAATATTTTCTATATCCTTAACAACCGACCCTATTCCAGATATTGTGCTCCCTAGTCTATTCAATGCTAAGGTCTGTCTTCTTGCAGCAGCAACTGTTGGAGATTTCGTATTTGAAACTCCAGGATTTACAAATTTGTAGGTTTGTAATTTAGCCACCAGATGCTTGTTGCTCCTTCATTCTACGTTCTTCTTCTTTGAGGAATTGTACTAACATATTCACGTAGATCTCCTTTTCCCATGGCATCAGATTATCGATATTAGCGATATCCCATTTATGGTGATGCATCATGGCAAAGTTGCCCTCATAATAAGATTGCAGATTGGTGTGAAGAAGAGCTATTCGAAAAAACTCGCTAAACCCTCCAATACAACATCGCTTTCAACCTTAGTGTTAGGATTAGTAACCTTAACAGTATGGGTCAATTTAGGCATTTTCTCAAAGAACTCTTGAATCATCATAAATTGCTTACTATTCAGTTGATCAAAAAATTCTAGCAGTTCCTTTTGAGGAATGTTAGAACAATCATAAACTTGATTAGCATCAGAAATTGATTCCACACAACTTGCTGCCATATCAAAAACCTGATCAACACCAGCTTCATCACCAAAATTCATTTGAACAAATGTTTCAAGACTGGGGTATCCCATCGTAATAGCAACTTCATCAGAGATTTTAATCTCCTTCTTATGCCCTCTAGTTTTCTTCACTTTGATTTCATCTAGAGGAATCGAGATGGATACAGTAGTTTCCTCATCATCAGGACAAACTACAGTAACATCTACACTTTCACCAACAGATTTTGTACGAATCTGTAAGAAAACGAATTCAATGTCAAATGTAGCAAGTTTATCTACATCGGTAATGTCTGTACAATCTTTGATAATATCTTTGATTGCTTCAACAATAGTAGCTTGTTCACCACTCTCAGTAGCTAAGAGAAGTATTTTCTCCTCCTTTACAAGAAATGGTCTGAAACTCACAGTTCTACCGTCTGAGGGTAGTTTCAATTTGTACTTAGGTACACTAATCTTAGGTAATGCCATAAAATTCACATCAGTACATTTATTTAGGCGATACCAGTAACAGTCAATAGTGAGTTAACAACAGTCTGTAGAACTGATTGGTTATTTGAAGTTGATTGATCTGTATTATTATCAATGTTAGAACCGACAGTAAGATATCGAATAGTATTGGTATCAAACTTATCTTGAGTAAAGAAACGATATCTCTCATAATAAAAACCAACACTCATAGTCATTGTCTGAGCATTCTGGTTATTCAACTGAACCGAACCAATATTATATGGATATAAATTTTGAAGTTCCCAAGCAGCAGTTAATTGATACTTTCTTGCTACTAACGCATCTACTGTTCCAGATTCTCTTATAGAACGAAGTATTGCAGGATCAGTAACTGCTAAATCTCCACCACCTCTTTCCCACTTGTAAATCATCATTTTAGGGCAAACATAATCATCATAATATCTTGTATATTGCTCACTATCACTTGCCATCAAAGTTGTCCATCTCTCAAAGAAGTTTCTTGAGTATTGAGAACGTGGCATCCTAAAGTTTATACTAATCTGACTATATGCTGTATTTGTTGCATACTTAAATGGTGATCCAACATAAGGGGTTTGTGAAGTAGTAACCTGTTTACTTGGAAGATTTACAGTATCAGCATAATAATCGAGTAACCAATCCAAATCATTTTGTGAATTGACTTCCAATCTTGAAGCTTGTGTTGGTCCTAATAGAACAAGAGGTGCTCTCATCATCCGTGGTGTACCAAATTTCACCGAATATAAATTGGTAAAACTAGGAGAATTATCTCTGCCCTTAGTTCTAGCCAGAAACTCCTGAAATGAATTATATCTTGCGTATGCGGGATTTGGTATTGCCATTAGATTTTAAGTTCTTTTTCGGTGACTAACATAAATTCCCAACCGTGATCTTTACAAAACTCAGTCGCTGCTTTAAACTTTGCTTGATTTACAGCATAAGTCATAACTTCACTTATATATCTTTTAGTATGTCGTTTTTGAGCTTTTGGTTCTTTCGTTTGCTTGGATGGTTTAACTTCTGCAATATATTTCTTTTTTCCTACTTTAACGTAAAAATCTGGAAAATATCTATGTCGTTTACCATCAACAGGTGAAATATAAGGTATAATAATCTCTTCACTAGCCCATTCTTCTACAGAAGGATGAGAATCACACCATTGCATAAATTTATACTCCCATGAGGAGCGATATACCACGTTTCTTGAATCACCTTTGTATTTCCTAGGATTGGAAACACGATACTTGCCTCGATATCTCATAAATACATACAGGTCACGTAGTATTTAGGTAGAAAATTGACAATATATCGCTATCCCCTAAACCCACCCCAAGTTGGAAGTAGTGACGCAGAGAATCCTACCGAAGCAATTGACTATGTAATGTTTCAGAGAAAAAGAATACAATATGATGATCAGAACGGTTCTGCGTATTATGGGTTGAATATTCCTAATAATAAAGTTGCGATGGAGAATAATCCTGATCGGATATATATCGCAATGCCTCAGAATCTCTCAACCCAATATTCACCAACATATCGTCAAGTTGATGTAGGAGTTGCTGGAATAGCAGCAGCTACTGGATTAAATGTTTCTAGTTTTGATGGTGCTGCTGATGCATTGTCAAAAGCTGCTAGAGATGCAATGCCAGAATTCATGACAAGTACATTGGCAGGGATGGCAGGTGGTGCTGCACAGTTTTTAGGACTAGCAGGTGGTGTCGATGCAAATCAATTAATGGCATTGTCTAAAGGAAAGGTTTTTAACCCTTACACTGAGCAATTGTACAGTAATATGCAGTTCAGAAATCATGTGTTCTCATTTAAGTTTTTTGCTCGTAATGAAACAGAATCTATACAAATTAATCATATTATAAAATATCTAAAACAAGGTGCTTTACCTATATACGGATCATCAACAGGAAGTGGTATTAGTATAGATGGTGGTGATGGTGCTAGTGCAGTTACTAAGATTGATGAAACACTAGAAGGTACAGGAGCTGCTCGTTTCTTCGAAGTTCCAGACAAATATGACATTAAATTTGTTCGTTTGAATCCTTTATCGGGTACTTTTAGTACAGAAAGTGCAAATCTTCATTATAAAGTACATACATCTGTGTGTACTGGAATTGACGTAAATTACACCCCAGATGGTCAATATAATGCCATGAAGAGAAATAATCTTGGTGTAACTAAAGGTAAACCAATGCAAGTTCCTGCAGTTACCTTAAATTGCAGATTCACAGAAACTCAATTTGTAACACAATCACAAGTAACAGAGGGATACTAAAATGTCAGGATATTTTTCTTATTTTCCTAATGTATATGTTGGTGAAGGTGTCACAGATGATGAGGCATTTAAATACCGACTAGTTAAAAATATTTTTAGAAAGGTTAGGGCAAGACCCGATTTAGACCAATATACAACTCTTTTTGAACAATATTCAATTAGAGTTGGTGAAACTCCTTCTACACTCGCACAAAGATTATTTGGTGATCCAAAACTAGATTGGGCACTCCTCTTAATTAATGACATTATTGATGTATATGAAGATTGGCCAAAAGAGCAAAGTCAATTAGAGGAGTTTGTAGATGAAAAATATACTTCTGAAAAAAGAGATGATATTCATCATTGGGAAACTAATGAAGTTATACTTGATGATGGTACACCAGTTATCAAAGAAGGTGTTCAAGTAACTGAAGACTGGAGAACTGTACTACCGAATGGTGATGTAAAAGATAAAGAAACATCAATATATCAAGTAACTAACTATGAGCACGAATATTTTAAAAATGAATTAAAACGACAAATTTTAATTCCAGTTAGAAACATGCTGGATATTATGATTGAAGAATTCGAGGACTTAGTTGCATATGAACCTCATAATGAACTTGATAGTTCAAATAACAAAAAAACAGTATTAAATATTTCCTCCAGATTCTTAAATAACACAGGATCTGTTAGTTTTGCTAGTGCAGTTCGTTCTGTAGCAAATGGACAAACTGAAATTACCTATGATGATGGACCTGGTAATGTTGGTGGTACAAATACTTTATCATTAACTGCTGGAGTTAGTAATACAGTAACTACCACTTCTAACACAAATACATCAAATACAAGTAGTAGTTCTTCTTCAAGTTCTAGCAGTAGTTCTTCTGGATCTTCTGGAGGATACTAAAAAACCCTACAGGCAAAAAAATACCCCGAATTTTTTTCGGGGTTTTTTTGTAACTAAAAATCGAATTATATATCAACCTCCATCAATATCACATCCAATCACTGCACCCGAAGCAATTCCCAATGGGATTGCCCACCAACGACCATCACCTTGAGATAGTGCTGCTCCAGCACCTCCACCTAAAAT